GAGGAACTCTACGATTACCAGGTCAACGAGCGCATTAACGACCTTGGGGTGCTGGTGGATATCTCCCTCTGCGAAGCAGCGGTGTCGTATGCAGATATAGAGAAGGAGGAGCTGGAACAGTTGGTGGCAGACATCACCAACGGTGAGATAACCTCTGTACGCTCACGCAAGATGTGCCAGTGGGTATACGACAGGGTTGGTGCGGAAGGAAGGCGGCTGATGGAGAGCTATATAGACGGAGAGGCGAAGATATCTATAGATAAAGTAGTAAGGGCCAACCTTCTGGACCTTGCAGAGGGCGCGCCTGCTGAGGTTCCTGCCGATGTTGCCGATGTCGTGCAGTGTGCCGATGACCTGTGGGCCTCAAGCGTTGCCAAGTTCACGAAGATGGTTGCGCTGGCCGACTCTGAAGACCGCCGGGTGCGCGGCGCGTTCATTTTTGCAGGCGGCGCGGCGACTGGAAGGGCTTCCAGTTACGGGCTTCAGGTGCACAACATCTCGCGCAAGTGTGCCAAAGACCCCGAAGCAGTACGGCAGGCCATGGCGCGAGGTCATCAACTGGTACCTAAGCACGGGGCCGTTGTGACGGAGGTGCTGAAGGGTATGCTTCGCCCGGCATTCATACCGAAAGAAGGGAACATATTCGTTGTGGCAGACTGGTCAGCCATTGAGGGGCGCGTCAACCCGTGGCTGGCGAACTGCGCAGCCGGAGAGGTGAAGCTGGACCAGTACCGTAAAGGGCTTGACCCATACATCGTCAACGCCGCAGCCACATTCGGCGTACCCTATGAGGAGATTTATAAAGGGTACAAGGCCGAGGATCCGAAGTACGACAGTATGCGACAGTGTGGTAAAGTCCAGGAGCTCGCCCTTTCCTACGGAGGTAAGACGGGTTCGTTTGATCAGTTCGCGGCGGGGTATAAGATAGCAATGACCGATGGAGAGGTGCAGCGGGCCATCGGCGTATGGATTAGCAACAACTCGTGGATGAGCACGCAAGGCGCTGCGCTGGATACAGCGGTATGGTCTGCGATGAGGCATAAGGGTCGGGAGTTCAGCGGTCCGAGAGTTACCTATATGTTTGACGGAGTGCATCTCTGGTATATTCTTCCAAGTGGACGAATTCTTTGCTATCCCTTCGCAAAAATTGAGAAGAATTCTGTAACTTACGCAAGGGCCTCATGGAAGCCAAAATCTGACGCGAAAGAATGGCCTCGGGCTCGGCTTTGGTATGGAGATTATCTAAACAACACTACCCAGGCTACGGCGAACGATCTTCTGCGACATGCAATGCGTGAGCTTGACGACCTATATTACGACATCGTCCTGCATGTACATGATGAAATTGTGCTTGAGGTCAAGGAAGAAGACGCAGATAAAGCCATAGAAGATATGACCCGTATAATGACCACGCCGCCGTCGTGGGCAGAAGGAATGCCTCTGAAAATAGGCATAAAGAAAATGAAGCGTTATGGCAAATAACTAAATCACGGACTACAATGGGCTCCCTTCCCACACAGAAAGAATTCATCAAGTACATCGCAAATCTTGCCGTAGAGGGCGAGACAGCGCTTATTGTACGGCAGAAACTCAAAGGTCGTTCGGCAGAATTGCACGCCGACGGTGTCCTCAAAGCTACATGGGTACCGCTCATGCCCTCGGAGATGAGTAAGATAAAAGCCGACTGGGCCATCTACGGCAACACCGCGTCGTTCATAAAAGACCGGCTAACCGAGAAAATTTCGGCTTCAGCTGCAAATTGTGAGTATGTACTCTGTATGGTGCTTGACGACATAGGCACCAAAAGCAAAGAGCCGCCTCTTGACCCTACATGGAAGATTGAGACCTCTCCCGGGTCGTTTCAGTGGGGATATACCTTTAGTGCGCAGCCGACGAAGGGAGCGTTTGCTGCAGCGATCCGAGCCGTAGCGGACGCCGGGTTTACAGACCCGGGGGCCTGCAACGCAGTCAGAAATTTCCGGCTGCCCGGCTCGGTCAATTTGAAGCCTGAAAGGGCGGAATTCAAAGCCGTAATCCTCGAATTCCATCCGGAACGCGAGTTCACGCTGGATGAGATATGCGAGGCCCTTGATGTTACCCCTGGCGAAGATATAGGTGCAGGCCTTGCACCGATTAATATCAAGCGGACCGACGACGAGGTACTTAACTGGCTGAAGGATAATAACTATCTTCTATCTGGCGTCAACTCAGAAGGCTGGTGCGGTGTCGTATGTCCAAATCATGAGAACCACAGCACTCCGGAGGATATTGGTGCGAGATACAACACTAATGACCGGGGTTTCGTATGCTATCATGAGCATTGCATCCATATAACCTCGCAGGACTTTCTTGATTGGGTATCGGAACAGGGAGGCCCATCCGTCACCCACGGGTTTGACCAATGCATGCTGGCAGATACGCTTGCTCCTGCCTTGGCGAAACTCAACCCTGACCCTAAACTACTTGAGCAGGCGAAAAAAGGCATTGAAGATATTGAAAAGAATCAGGCCAGCCGTGTAGCCAAGGGGGATATATTCAAGCGGTTCGCCTATATCATCGCCGACGACTCATACTTTGACCTGCAGACCCGCAGGGAGTACCCTCGAAGTGTATTCAATGCACTGTTCAGAGGTGTTGAGTGCAAATCAATGCACAGCGGTCGTAAGATTGAAGCCAGCATTTTTTTTGATGAAAACAGAGATGCGCACAAGTCTCCAGTATTGGCGGCCATAACATACGCGCCGGGAGAGACGGAACTGGTTGCGCGTAAAGGCGATATATATGGAAACCGGTGGAAGGATGCCCGCCCCGAAGTCAACCTTGATGTTGTCATTCCAGATGAAGGTATAAATATGTGGCTTGACCACGGGCGTAAACTGATACCGAATAGAGATGAGCTTGAGCATGTGCTTGACGTAATGGCATATAAGCTGCAGCACCCTGAGAGGAAAATCAACCACGCCATACTGCATGCAGGTCGGGAAGGATGCGGTAAGGACACCTTCTGGGCACCCTTCATGTGGGCAGTTTGCGGACCCTACGCAGACAACAGAGGATACCTTGACAGCTCTACCCTCAACTCGGCATGGGGTTATCATCTTGAGAGCGAGGTTCTGCTTATAAATGAACTTCGTGAACCAACGATGTCAGAACGACAGGCTCTGGCCAACAACCTCAAGCCTGTAATCGCCGCACCGCCGGAGTTTCTTGATGTCAACCGTAAAGGTCTGCATCCATACAAAGCCGTAAACAGGACATTTGTGCTTGCGTTCTCAAACAGCCGCACGCCTATCAGTCTCTCCCCGCAGGATAGGCGCTGGTTTGTAATCTGGAGTGAGGCAGAGCGCATGGATAAGATTGATGGGGATCGGTACTGGACCTGGTATGAGAGCGGAGGGTTTGAGGCCATAGCCTCGCGGTTGCATCAGCGAGATGTGTCCGCATTCAGCCCTGCGGCCACTCCGATGGATACCGAGTACAAGCAGATGTTGATTGACGGAGGGATGAGTACTGCGCAGTCCTTCCTCGTCCACATAATCAAAGAGGGTATCGGAGAGTTCCAGGCCGGAGTTATTGGTTCGCCGTTCTTTAAAGTTGCCGACAGATTGCAGGGGCAAGCGCCTGCAGGCGTTAAGGTGCACCACGCAGGTATTATTGAAGCCCTGCAAGACGCAGGCTGGAACAACCTCGGGTTAATTATGTCAAAACAGAACACGACGAAAAAACAGATATGGGTCAGCCCCTGCAGGATGGAGGAGTTCACCTCCGGAGCAATCACCCGTAGCGAGCTTCGGAATATGGCAGAGGAAGGAGCCATGCCGAGAATCATCAACATCAAGAAAGAAGCCTGATGAAAGAGTCCGAAATTGAAAAGCATTTCGTCTACACCGTAGCCAAAATGGGCGGCAGGTCATACAAGTTCAAGTCAATGAACTGCCGTGGAGTGAGCGACCAGGTGGCCTGTTTACCTGGTGGTGCGACATGGTTTGTTGAGCTGAAACAGAAAAACGGCAAACTATCCCCGCTGCAGAAAATCTTCGCCGACGATGTGCAGGAACTCGGTCAAAACTATGCCTGCCTGTGGAGTATTGAACACATAAACCAATGGAGGAAAGAGAATGAGTGATATGGTAAACCACCCGCCACACTACACAGCCGGCGGTATTGAGTGCATTGACGCCATCAAGGCCGCGCTTACTGAAGAAGAGTTTCGGGGGTATTGCAAAGGTAACGCACTGAAATATATCTGGAGAGAGAAGCACAAAGGTGGCGAGGAATCAATGAAGAAAGCGGAATGGTATCTCAACAAACTAACGGAGAACAGCAATGTGTGAAGACGGAGAATGCTACGGAAACTGCGGATCGTGCAAGTCAAAACCTGCGGAGAAGGAAGGCAACGCGCTGACTGAAGCATACATACGCGGTCGTGAAGTAGGCGCTGAAATTACAGAAAAGAAATTAAAGGATTTGCAGAAACAGCTTGCAGATGCTACATTGAAAGCTACGGCCCTTGAACGAAAACTTATGGGGCTGCAGGCAAAATGAGTGATTTTGATATTGCCCCAGGAGGCGGGGTGCATCGGCAGAAGTCGGCGATAACCGCGTGGAAGGTAAAGCGTAGACGCTCTCCTGAAGACCATATGCGCTCGCCTGCGGGACTATATCAATTCTTTGCAGGGGCGTGGTGCTGGGTCTTCAAGCGTAAGGGAATGTATTACGCAACGATAATAGGGAAGGGCGACACACCGCGATGCAAGACACTGGAGGAAGTCGAGGACTGCGTCAGGAGAAACAGATACATCAAGCACTAAAAAAGAGGAGAGTTGAAATGTATGCGACAACTGGTTCGGGTGCTATAGCCCAGAGCTTAGGGCGTGAGTTTGGAGAGAGCCCGATAGGGGCATGGAGTAAGAGCGAGGATGGATTTAGAAAACATCAGACTGAAATTATCCAGACTGAAATGACGCACCATAAAGGGTTTGACATAGTAATTGACCGTGAGCGAAAAGGGGCAAAAGTCGAGTACAGACTTGATGTGCTTTTTCACGAGGCATCGTTTGATGGTAGGCGCAGAGAAGAGGTAATGGAGCAGTTTGAAGAATGGGCTGACTCAAAAGTAAACCAGGAGGAGAAATGAAGGAATACTTTGACCGGGAGTTGTGGAACGAGGGGACAATTGAAATGCTAGGCCTCAATGAATATAGCGTCCTAACTGCGCACAACCGAGCAATAATTTTTTTGAAAAAGCAGTACGAAAAAAGAATAGAGGAGAGAATGAATTTTGATAAAAGTGAAGACGCAGTGCTGCGGTACATCAAGTGCGAAAAAGGGAAGCTCCGTATTCGATTCAGTGACGGGGTGCTTTTCGCTTGGAGCCTCCCGATAGAAGAAGGCGTTACGCCTTTGGATATGACGAAGGTGTTCTCTGTTCTTGCGGATGACATAAAACAAAGATACCAGGAGGAGAAATGATACGAATCACAGAAGAAGGGGAGATGTTAAAACCAGGATTCAACTTTTATCCGCTTTCTGACAAAGCGAGT